GGTGACTGCAACGGTACCACCCGCATCTGCTGATGTAACTGAGTTGAATTCAATAGACCCCTTGGACCTCGCACCTTCTGCGCCGCCGTTGGCAATAAAGAGACCGTAAGCACCTGTTGCACCGTCTGCACTTCCAGCCCAAGTAGCTGAACTAGACTGGCTGATTTCCCAACCTGCTCGAATACTGCTGCTTGAGGCATCAGGATGTGATTCACCCAAGAGGCGAACAAAAGTAATTGGTGAAGCGGAACGCAAGTAAGCCTGAGCCGCATATGCCGCATAGGTTGGTCCTAAGCGGTTACCATCTCGCCATACATCTCCACCGACGCCACCTGCTTGTGGTTCGCCGAAGGTTTCGATAAAATCTGCGAATGACTGAATTTGAACTGGTCGCATTGCTGGACCTCGCAGTGTTCTACCGATAATAACTGGTCCGACATCGGCACCCTGCTTTGTCAACTGGGAATTATCGATTTCATTAATAAAAATCCCTGGTGACACAAACTTAAACTTCTTTACTGACATTTGTTGTTTTCTCCTTAAAGCATATATTACATTATGCGACTTTTCGTTGTCTTAGCCTAGTGGCTTTTCTCTAATAAATAGTGGATGGATTGTCCAAAAGTTGTTTTACTCGCGATATTTTTTATCGACTGTATTTTCAGCTTCGTCTTGCAAGATAACCCTTTCTCGCATCAACTTAACGTCCACCGCATTCTCACGCACAACCACCTTTGGCTTTTCTTGATTATCGCCATGCCCAATCAAAGCAGCGAGCACTTTAATTTCTATTTTTGTTTGAAAATTTCGCTCGCCTTCGCCAATATCAGCTACAGTATTATCGCCCGAAAAGTCTTGTCCAATAAAAGCCTCAAATTTACGCTTATTGTGCTTAATCATCACATGATTGGCACCGCCTGGACGTGTTATAAAAGGGTGGGTCATCGTGTTCATCTGTTGCTGATACTCTGTTCTTAAACTTACAGAATATGTAACGTCAATATAGGTAGGAAGTGGCATGGTCACTGTTTCATACACAACCCTTGAATTCTTTTTAGTGCGAAAGTTTAATGGTGGCTTCTTTTTTGCCGAAGCGTTGGCATACGCTGAACTTTTGTCTTGTTTGATGCGGCGCGCCACCGTAATCGCTCCTCCCTTGTGGTCATTTACCTCTGGAAGATTGGCGTAAGCTGTTCCTTTCCTTGTTCTGTCTTTTACAAAGCCTGTTCTCTCAATTGTAATAAGTGGAAGAATAAGAGCACCCGAGGTATCACGTAATCTTTGGTCTTTTTTGGCTTGATGGACCTTTTCTCCTGCAACCCAAATCACAGGCACTTTTTGCCAGCCACGATTTGTGGTAACATGAATATCCATCTGCTCATTCAACCAATTAAAAACAGCATAGTCCACATCTTCAATGGTTGTTGAAGGAATTTCAATTTCTTTTAATTTTTTGCCGTCTTCCATTAGCTATCTCCGTAGGGTGGGATGTCATCGCTAACGAAAACTCCCTCTCTTGCTTTTCTGCACGTTGCACGAATCTCAAATCTTTGATTATCTTGTCCAAATAAATATCTTGGCTGACTCAAGTTTGAAATCTCGTAAATTTGACCATCATACTGAATAAAGTCACCTTCGCGTACCCATAAATTTTGGTCTTCAATTAATCTTCTCTTGTGAAAGAAAACTGTGATGTTGCTAACCTTATCAATACCATAATTTGTATAGGTTGTGTCAGTCTCTTCTTTCTCAATCAAGCAGTGAACCCTGATGGGTGACAAGAAAGTTTTTTCAATTGCCTCGCCATACAATGGATGAAAGTTTGAAGCCTCCAAATCAATAGGATAATATAAGATTGTCTGACCGATGACACGCTCAATTAATTCATCGTTAACTTGCTTGACTAAATCTCGCTCTTTTTTGCCTGCAAACATTGGTGGAGGTGGAGCATCTGGCTGTGACCATTCATCTGACATTGTTTAACCTCCTATTATCCCGTAAAAATACCTGTTGGAACCTTTGCCATAACTGCGTTAGACTTATCAACTGTTTCTGCATCGCCTTCCATCATCTTGCCGTAAGTCAATTCGTCAAGAGTTGTCTTTAATTCATCCCGAAGAGCATTTTGCTCTTCTTTACCCGCTGAAATAAGGGCATCGCCATTGAGTGATAAATCGTTGCCAGGAATTGGAATCGAACCAAACTTTGAGCGCACCAGCCCGAGCATTTCTTTCGACAAAGCAAGAGCAAATCTGCGAATCCACTGCTTACCAATCGAGTTAATATTTTTATACGGAATATTCTGAAGCGGAATCGTGTTTAAATTATTAATTCCTGAAATTCCGTTAGCTGCTGTGGAATCCTCGACCCAAGTGTCGTTTGGGACAACAAATTCAATCCACATTCTCGATGGTGTTGAATCGCCTGGGGTTGGAAACAGTCTTAATCTATTATTTTTTAATTCATATGAAGAATGTGACGCTCTAATATAAAGTGACTCTTCAAATGCTTTTGCTTGTAGTTTGTTTTGCCACATTGGAACAACTTCATAGGTTGAATCATCAGCATACTGACCATATGTAGATAAGTTACCCATAACATTGACACCACCATAGTAGCCATAATAATTCCACATTGTTTTGGGTGTCTTGAAGTATACTTTTTTAATCAAAAGCTTTGGAGCGTCTGTGCCTGCCCCCAATCCTAAGATACTTCGCCAAGCAACGCCGCCTGCGGCTGCTTGTTCTTGTGCAATAATATCTTGAAGGTTGTAATCTTGAACATCGGGGGTAATATCAAACGATGCAGAATAAACAGTCGATGCACCGCCAACCTGAGCCTCTTCTGAAATACCCTCGGTAACTCGACGCGCATAAGCAAAGTCGAATCTTGGATATTTAAGAGAAAGATGCACAGTCTGGTCCATCGAGCCATTTGTGCCTGCTCCTTCAGTAATCATTCCGTCTTCATTAAAAGAGCCTGTTGTTCCACCGAGCACGTTTGACAAAACGTTCTTTGACTGGTGAATGTTAATTAAATAAGAATACTCTAAACAAGATTCTTCATAAGCTGAATAAACTTGTTCTTTTGTTAACTCAATATCGAGGACATCTCCACCTAATTTTCTGTAAGTGTAAGCTACTTGGTCAGCCGCTCCCGATAAAAATAAATCTACTTGTGTTGAGTCTGCCGCACCTGATGCATCGAACCAATAATCCTCATTTGCATACGTTCCAAATGGAAACGAATTAATCATTGATTGTCTTTCAGTGGCAGAGTAAGATGCAATATCACATTTTTCTGGTAATACTGTCGTGTTTCCCGCTTGTTTAGGGGTGAGAGTAGGCAATGCCATTAAGTTATCCTCCCGAATATTAACTTCTAACATTAAATAGTTTCAAAAAAACAAAAACAAAACCCCACCTCAACTAATGTCAAGGTGGGGCTCGTTTTAGTCTATGACTTGACTATGAAAGCTTAGCCTTCAAGGTCACGACAGATGACAAGTCCGTACATGTCGCCACGAACCATCTTCTTACCGTAACGAGTCATCACAGCCTTACGTGGTGTGAAGTCGTCAGCGTGGAAGATAGTAGGTGTGGTCTGAAGCGGCACATAAGGAGCGTAGACATAGCCACTCTCCAAGAAGCTGCTTCCCTTACGTCCGACAAGAATAACATTCCGTGGGAAGTATGGGTCAACATGCAGGTCAAACTTCTTAGAAATCGAACCTGTCTGGACAGCACCAACTGAACCGCTGTCATCATCGTGGGTCACGCTTGCACGGAAACCACTGGTGAACTCAAGAATGTTGGCAACCTCTGGTCCACAGACCAAGAAGTTAGCACCACCACGAAGAGTCTTGCGGTGAATGTCAGCAGACACATCGTTGATAGTCTCAACAAGAGTCTCGTACCACTCACTAACAGAACCAGTGAAGTCAGGTGGAGCAGCCAACGAGGTAGCATCAGCACCAGTCAATCGGTTAACGAAAAGACCTGGGCGACGCGACCAGTAAAGCGTTCCAGCAGTAGCACCTGCGATAAGGTCTGCAAGAATCTCTTGGTCAATTTCAAGAGCAATCTGCTCTGAAAGAATACCAGTCAACTCAACCTCTGCGTCCAAGTTGTGATAAGCGTTCAAGTCCTGAGCAAGCTCTGGAGTCCAAGAAGCTTTCAACTTACGGGTCACAGCGGTGACAGCCACGGAATCGACCTTGATGGCGATTTCAGGGAGGTCAACTGAGCCTTCCATTTCCCAAGCGGTCTGACCAACAAGGGCACCGAGGGTGTCAGAGTTTGCGTTGGTTGCGCCAGTTGCTTCAGCGAGGTTATCGCTCATTGCGAACGTAACAGCCATTGCCCCAGTTGAGAATACGTCGCCGTCGTTGGGGGTGGTGAAGCCAGTGCTTGGGCTGAAACAAACAAGCTCAAGGTATCGGTTACCCAACTCGTTTGTGGAGTTAGCACCAGTATCAGTCAAAAGAGCAGCGTTCTGATTTGCAGCAGTAACGTCTACAATTCTCGACAAACGTCGAACAAGCATACCGTCGGCTGGCATGAGACCGATGCCTTGAACAACGGTGCCATCGTCATCCTGAAGGTCAACGTGACGAACGTCAGGACCAATCAAGCGAGCGATGTCGAGTCGGTTATCAGCACCAAGTGGGTGGTTACCACCAGAAGCATTCGCTGCGCCGAGACCAGCGGCTGCGCCAGTTTCATCACGAAGCTTTGCACGAATGATACAAACCCGACCACTAGCGCGAGCCAGAAGGTCTGGGTCGAACTGAAGTGCTCGTCGTTGAGCGTCGGTTGTGGGTGGAAGTGCGAACTCAGAAGCAACCTCAAGGGCACCCGCTTCAATGTTCGCCGTTGTCGAAACTGCGACACCACGAGCGTGTGAGAAGCCCTGCACCAAGTCTTGGAACTGAGGTGTTGGTTGACCAGCACCACGAGC